TGGGGGCCGATCTGGAGTTACTTCTAGGAGAAGGTCTCAAGATTGACAGAAAGCGACGCTTGAATAATTTACGATTTAATATGGCGACTGCAGATACGCTTCTGCAAGGACGGCCTGTTTAGAATATCTTAGGTTTTAAGAAATATCTTCAAATATTTTCATGGATACTTTATCTAAAGAAACTATTTCTAAAATTAAAAAAAACATAAAAAATAATAATGGTGCTGATGTAAAAAAAGGTAGAATAAGAGGAAATTTAACTTATGACGAATTTATGGAACAATTAAAAAAACAAAATGAAAGATGTTATGTTTGTTTACAAGAATTTAAATATGATGGTGGTAAATGGTGTTATTTTTTTCCTAGTGCAGATAGAATACACAATAGTGATATTCATCATAAAGATAATATTGCTATATCATGTTTTTTTTGTAATGTAAGATGTTTTAAAAGAATTTCAGAAAAACACTGTGGACTTTGTGAAAATTTAAATCATAAATCATATGATAAAATACTTACAAAAAGTCAGTTATTTCATAGATTAGGAAATTCTGAAGAAAAAATAAAAGAATATATTAATAATCTACCAACCGAATTACCCTGGAAACAAATAGATGAAAATGTATTTGAAAGTAATTATATGAAGTTATTACTTAACTCCGTACTTCGTCAGGATGCACGAGCTTCACAAAGTTTAACGGAGTTGTCCGTCCCATTCTGTACGCCCGCCCCAGAATCTGCTTCTCCTCCTCCGTTGTCATAGCATGCCATAACACCACATAGGTCGCCGATGTGATATTCAGACCGGCCCCTGCGTGATTCGAGTTCAGTAATAGGACTCGTGATTCTCCACTGTCAAACTTGTGCAGGACACTATTGATGACATCCTTATTTCCCTTTACAGTCTCTACTGTGATCCGCTCAGCCTCCAGTGTCTCCTGCATCATCCTAAACGGATTTTCATAGCGACTGAACACAAGAAATCGGTCGGTAGGGTGAGAACGAATTAGATTCAGTAGCGCATCAATCTTCTTGGGCGGAGTGGGTGCGGCTTGAGCCACTGCCCGCGGTGCAGCAACTTTCTCTGAAACACCCTGTAGAGCAGCCACTTGTATCGGTGATCTACACATAGGGCAGCCCTGAATACGGCTCAGGCTCATCAAAATACAACCACCACAGAAGATGCGCGAGCAACAGGGTGTAAGCACAGCATCATTCGGTTCATCAAAACAGATTGCACAAATCTCCTTCTTATAATTCTCAATGCGCTGCTTGATACTCTCAATCTGCTCTTTGAGACCATTGATTTTGCTCTGTAAATTTGCGAGTGCTTGCTCCTTCACTTGCGGCGATGCATACTCCTCCTCAGACTTGAACACATACAGGCGCTCTAGCCGCTTGAGTTCCTTCTGACGGTGCTCTGTGACAGCCTGGATGAGATTCATCGGCGAATCAGATGGAACACCTAGCGCTGTGAGTGCTGAAGTAATATCACCTGCATTCAGAAGATTCTGTATATTCGTAGGAACTGCACTCGACAAAATTCTCTGAGCTACTGTTGGTTCGCAAAGAATGGTTTGTGTAAAGAGTGGAGGAAGTGAAATTGATTCTTGAATAAACGAATCACGGCATCGCAGTACAACTTGTGAGCGAAATGGATGATGATTTCGTAGATAATCACGAAGATAGAGTCCTGAACGCGCGGTATAGCGAGAAAAGAATCCGCGCCCTGTTACAAGCGCCTCAGCAAACTGTGCCTGAAATGACGGATCATACGCAGCAAACTCTGGACGCTGCATTATTCGCTGTACATGCCCATTTGATAACCATACCCTGTCATTCTCAAAAACTAAATTTGGCCAAGTTGCTGAAATAAACCAGATAAAATTTCCTTCAGGAAAAGCATGGGTACTTGGAACATAAATACTATCCGCCTCGTCTATATAAATTCGAGAAAAATAGACTTTATTCCCCACCTCCTCTAAAAGTTTTCCCAATAGTGTATTGCTTACAACTACAAAATCCGATTCCGTCATTTTCTTAACTAGCGTCTTTGAATCAAGAGACCGCTTACTTCTTACATAAAAGGGCTCAAGTGTCGTCTGCTTAGTAATATAATCTTCCCATTGTCTAAACAATGTATGGGGTACAACAAGAAGTGCAGGTGAATTGGATAAATCAGTATAAATAGTTGTTTTTAGACTGTAGAGATTTGGTTTTGATTCATTATTTAGAGATCTATAGGAGACAGGAGGCCGACTATTTTTCTTACTTGCAATATGCGCAAGAACCATAAGAGATTTTCCCACACCCACTGAATCGCCAAGAATTGCATAGCGGCTGAAAAGTGTTTCACCAGAAATATCAAGTCCTTTTTGTAGTGAAGTTTCAAGAGTATTCATTTGATATATAATTGCACGCTGGTGAGCGCGAAGAGAGACGCGTATATTTGATGGTTGATCAATCATAGGCGACTCCGAAGTACAGCCATTCACAAACGGCCGATTATATAATTCTGTAAATACATCGGCGTTATGTATCATTCAACTAAAGAGCGTTTTGGTTGTAACTTTAGGCATTCGCAAAAAAAGTGCGCATTTCAGAATCTTTTATGAAGTCTTTAATCTTGTAAGTCGTCTTTGTAATGAATGGATTCTTACCAACATCCTCGCGCATCTTCTTCTTATCGAATGTATTTTCACTATGGCTCATGACGAGCATAACTTTAAAAGGATCAAGCTGAATCATCTTATGTTTATACTTTTCAAGAAAAGACTGTTCTTCTGCATGTGTAACCGTATCATCATAACGGTGTGTGGCTGCATATGACTTTCGCCAGGCCATTGTACCGTTTGTGGCGTGATTTTGATTATAGGGACCGAGCTTATAAATCTCTTTTACATCTGAATAGTACATATAGATTTCTGAACTGCCTGCAAGTTGGATATCCTTATTATTTGCAAAGCGTGTAACAACATGACTAACACGTTCAGGTGGATAATAATCATCATCATCCATTGCAACAATAATTGCACCTTGCGCTTCATCATTCAAGCGATTGCGCTTTTCACCAATTGTCAGTTTCTCATCAAGAGGAATATACCGAATATTGGGAATTCTCTTGGCTGCAATGGCAAAGAGATCACCTACTTTGTCTTGTCCATCGTCCAAAATAATCCACTCCATAGTCTCTTTCTTGTGAGTTTGACTTTCATAACATTTGATAAGATATGGAATAAATCGCCTTCTATTGTAAGTCGGTGTAACTACACTTACAAGAATAGGAGTCATTTCTACCATATATTCACCATTCGGGTTTAACCTATGGATTTCTGCGCTGCTATGACGGCCTCTGCTGCAGCTACATAGTCTTCTTGCGCTTTTTTAATTAATGGAAGCTCCTTGTACCAAACAAGTTCTTCAAAAAAAGACTCTTTTTTTACTTCATCAGGATTGTAGGGATAGAGTGGAAAGAGATAGGCTCCCATAAAAGGCGGATGTCTTGTATAGGAGCGATAGATATAATAGGGCAGCACTAGAAACCATAGGAGAACTGCATAGATAAAGTAAACAACACGAATCGATACAGGACGAACTAATGAATCGTTCGCAATAAGAGAACCCGTATAGAGGCCAATCACTAGATAGAGCATTGTAACAATACCTGAAATTGTCTGGTCCCAGATTTTCTGCTTTACGCGTGCTGCACTGAACTGCGATTCCTCCTGTTTCTCTTTTTCTGCAGCTGCCGCAGATGCTTGTGTCATCATGGAATCAAGACTACTTCCTTGCTTTTGCTGTGTAGCGGCTGCGGCTTGAATTTGTTGGATTGCAGCGGGTTCATTAAGAATAGATTCCGCACTTGCGACAATCGTTCCAATCTGCTTCTGAAGAGTCGCAAGAGGCGATGTTAGATTCTGGGTATACCAGATTTGATTTTGATCAAGAACTCTTTGGAATTGTACTGCTTTATCTGCGGAGACCAAATTCTGATTTTGAAGCTGTAAAAGTGTATAGTTCCAGAGTTTCAGAGAATTAAAGAACACAATTCGAATCTTATCGGCATTAATTTGGGTAGTCATTGCATCCATTGTGACCTGATTCTGTGCATCGATAGAATCTGAAAGTGCACTGGGATTTTGTTTCAACCATGTTATTCCAGTATCTACAACGCCCTGCATAAGAGTCGCTCCATCAGGAGTGATTGTACCTTCTGCAGAATCTTTTTGAATGTCTGTCTGCAATTGTGTAAGCATTTCTCTGTAGGTATCACGAGTCTTCGCAGCATCTTTTTGGTCAGCCGCCTTTTGACGCTGCACATCGGGGTTATATGTAAGATTATCAAACAATTGACTTGCTCCTTGCCCCATCCTATTTATAGAGCATACTTCAGTCCACCCATACCTGACGCAAACTCTACAAAGTTGATGGATTCTACATAAATGGTTAAATCATATACATAGGTTGTATTCGGTGGTAATGTATACGGATTGACCTCCACTTGGAAGACACGAATACGACTGGAGTTCAGAGAGCCTGACGGCTGATGATCTGGGCTGTGTAGGCAGAAACTGTAAATCGGTAGTATTTCACCAGGATCGCCACTTGTATATTTATAGGGAACTACCTTTGTGAAATAGTCAATCGGTTTCATCTCCTGAATTTCATTGCCATCACAGAGAACTCGTAGACTCTGTAGAATCTGGAGCTGGGCAAATTGAATGAGTACACCTGATGTGAAGGCCTGGGTTAAGAGAGGCACTGCTCCAGGTGGAGGCATATAGGGTGTTGAAGGATAGTTCCACCAATTGGTCCAATTAGCAAAGTCATTACGATACTGCATTGTATCTGAACGGCGATTAATAAAGAGAAGGCGTTCAATTGGATTATGTGTTTCAAGGTTTAGAATTTGACGAGTATAGAGAGCTGGAAAGGGATACCATGTAACTTGATGAAGAAGATAGGATAGAGGTGTTGATGCAAAAAGATTGCGCTCCTGCTCAGGAAGATAAATATAGGTTGTCTCAATTGTAGGTTGTAGGTTCCATGTATTGAGAGCAGGCACAACAGCACCGATGTCAGTTAAGAATGCATTGAGTTGTCCACTGAGGTCAACGACAGTTGTGTAATCCGGAAGATTTGAGCGCAGATTTGTAACAGATGCTGTTGTTTGAACTCCAGGCGCCACACGGAATCCTGAAGCATCCAGAACAGTATAGAGTTGATTGATTGGATTTAATGTGAGTTGAACCTCGCATTCATGGTACTGAAGGCCTACAAGTGGAAGAGCAGAACCAGTATTCTGTGTAAACCAGAAAGGGAGCGGAACACGAACTGTCTGTCCAAAAATAGACGGGCGATTGAATTGTGCACCAAGAGGTCTTGTCGGGTCCTTAACTACATTCGGATACCCTGTTTGATTTGTACCACCTGCATAAATACCGTTTCCAGGATCAACAAGTTCCGCCACATTGCCCACAAGCCGTTCCCATTTGTAGAATTCATCTGTTTGACTATCAGCAAGAGCCTTTGCAAGTAGATATGTGCCGTCAAACTCCTGAATCTTCTGACCACCAATGAACACGGCAGCGTTTTGAACTAGGGCGCATCCAATGTATTTTGACCACTGAAATTCATATTGAAAATTTCGGACGCGTGGAGAGATATATTTACTATAGATATCGGGTAACTGAAAACTAAAATAGAGGTCACTGACTAAGTCGGCTACGCGAGGAATCTTGAAACGGACTTTAATTGGTTGGTCAAAAAAGAGTTGGTCGGGACCATCCATTTGTGCAGAGACACTTTCCATTGAAAAATGGGAATAGCGGCGAAAGACCTTGTAAAAATAGGTCATATCCGGATTTCCACTCATAATTACATTTTGAGAGCCATAGGCTACCAGTGCTAATAGACCGCCTCCAGTCATTGCTTACCCTTCTATTTCGTGAGGCTTTAATATCGGGATTCTTAATCCCACTAGTAAAGTCTTAAAGATATAGGGTATTTAGCTTGTATACCAAGAATCGACCATGGCATTCTGCAGATAGGAACTCGCAGCCTGCGTGCTCGGCATATCAACTTGGGAACTCGGTCCCGCATTTGCATTCGCCTGGATTTCAGCAAAGGAGAGGGCATATCTGTAGTGGTAGAACCGGCTGAGTTGACCAGCCATTGTGCCTGTGACCTTATAGTCCTCCTCAACGCCTTGAAGATTGGTTACCTTATATCCAAGTGTGGTATTGCTGTTAAACTTGGATTGACCAAAGATAATCAGATTCTGGTAGTTCTGGTAGGGGTAGGTCTTCTCCATGGGAATACGACCCTTCATGTTTCCATTGATATAGACCTCAAGACTGTTCGCACGGAATACAATGGCTACGTGGAACCACTTCTGTACCGGCACATTCTGGATATCGGTATAACTGTACCATGACTTGTAGGAATTCATGAAGATGCGCAGCGTATTTTCATCTGAACGAGCAAACACGGCCGGACCCAATAGAGGGAACGGCGTGGAGTAGCCCTTGTAGAAGACGTGCTTGAGCCCACCACTTGTGTCAAAGGTCGCCGGGTCAATAAACAGGAAGAAACTGTATGTAAATTCAACACCTGTAAATTCATTATCTGAGGGCAGTAGCATTTTACTATTCGGGTCACTCGGGTCTTGACGGACAACAATGGACTGACTGCTCATAATAGTATTCGGCACAAGGACTGTCTTTGACATCGAGTACTTGTAATATGTCTTGACGAGTGACTCGAAACTGAAAAAAATCAGAAATACCACTATACCCGCAATGAGTGCAAGGAGAATCTGTGGAACAAGTCCATTTCCAAATATGAAACTGCCACTGCTGGTGTTCAGGGGAGCCTCCATCACAATCTACAAACTGTAGATATTCATTTCCAGGCACTACTCACAAAGGAGTGAACTTTAGAAGTTGACTCATATGTGTGAACTAAGAATGATTCTTTACTTTGTGACAGGTGCAGTCGGTGCAAGTTGACCAAAGAATGACTTGATTGCCGACCATAAATCACCTGATGAGCCGGAAGGACCGGCCATGTAGATACGATAGGTTTCATCCGGGGAAAGTGCGTAGTTATAGAAATTAACACCTGACAGACTTCCATTCCAGTCTGTCTTGATATGACTACCGCCCATTCCAATATCAGGGTTCAGTAAGAAGAAATAGAGCGGCGTGCTTGTAGAGCCATTGACCTTGAACTGGCCCTTGAGCACACAGGAGCGTGAGAGACGACCGTCCATGTAGACATCGCACAGATTGTTGTTCAGTACAACTGTTACATTCACCCAGCGACCGAACTCGACATTCTGCACATTGCACGGAGAGGCCGTATCAC